CATCGTGGATATAACTTCCGTTCTTATAAAAATCATACACATAGAACGCCAGGTGTAGAAAGAACCGTACAAGAAGAATACATTGTACAACCTAGTGAACGTAATAGTAGTATAGCGGAAGACATGAAGTCCGTATTAGAATATCGTATAATGAAAAACCAAGATGTGATGGCAGCGATTAATACAGGATTAACAGCGAGTACAAATTACAATTACGACTTTACGAACAAATCCTTTTCTGTTCTATTCAATAACTACATGGAAAACTTCACACAAGAAGTACAGACAACAGTAGGTAAGAATATAGGGTCATTGTTTACCATGACACCAGAAACAAATAATGGCGACACATTGTTTGATAAAAATGACAGTAAGATAATGATTACAACAAAAGATGTCGCATTACATAGTCAAAAGAAAGGTGATGGTAAATACGATAATCACACAGGTAAAACACAACAACGTAACCACGATAGATTACAACATGACCAGATAGCCGCAAAATGCACAGTCTTTGGAAATTCTAATCTAGCCGCAGGAGACATTATACACCTACGAGTTCCTTCCTACGAACCACTCGACAAGACTAGCACAAGAATACACGACGCTTTCCTCTCAGGTCGTTGGCTACTGACCAACGTAGTGCATACGCTAAATAGTACCAGATATACAACGACATTTGATTGTGTGAGGGATTCCGTAGAACAACCTTATACAAGTACAGACCAAAGTATATTACAGAATGTGGATAACGAATGATACTTACAATAAACAACGAAGATTACCATACATTTGATGTAGCTTTATCAAACGAACAACGAGGTACGTTAATTTCAATGATTGATGATGAAATTCTCAATAACCACGACAAAACAGTATCATTATATCAAACATATGCTGATTTACATATTACCTATATGACAGACTGGAAGTTTTTTTTAGAACGTATGGAAAAATACATGCATAGTATCAATCCACATGCAATCATAGATAAATGTTGGGCAAACGTATCAACTGTAAACAATGATTATGGTATGCATAAACACACAACGCCATATACACTTGTTTATTATCTACAAAATAAATATCCTGAGTATGGTACAAACATAGACAATCAATGCATATTACCGGCAATAGAAAATACATGTATGATAATGAATGGTCAAATACCACATAGTATTGTGAATATGCCAAAAGAAGTCGCAGAAATTAACAAACGATATAGTATAGTGATTAATTATAATGTATAGACAAAGTAATATTGAAGGTGTAACGATAAGAGACAATACAGATTACTGTATAGAACCAAATGTTGCAATAGAGATAAGTGAAGGACAACTATGCTTAACAACATATGACCCTCGTCCTGTACGACATGATATAGACATACAAGAGGATACAATATTGAGAAATAGTACAAATACAAAACAATACATATACACGAAAGGTATGGTAGGACCAGTGAGTAAACAGGTCCAAAACGAGATAGTGATAAAGAAAGGTAGACAAAAGAATGTATAAGAGAGGACCACTAAAACCTTTATGTTACATGAGCAAAAGTTTACAAAGTTTACAAAATCTTGTAAATACTTTACTGTACGCAAATGCTGTAAAGAATATGGATGCTAGTCCTTTAAAACAAACAACTTATCGACACAGGAAAAATTTTAGATGAAAAATTATTACATTGGTGTGGTAGAAGACCGTAACGATCCTGATTTACTTGGGCGTTTTCGTTGTCGTGTATTAGGTCTACACCCTATAGAACAAAACATCTTACCAACGAGTGACTTGCCATGGGCAACTGTAGTAGTACCCTCTGGTGGTAACTCTGGTCTAGGCATGACGCCGCCTTTCTTTGTAGAAGGCACGTGGGTCTATGTAACGTATAGAGACGAAGATAAACAAGAACCTTTAATCCATGGTGCATTACCAGGTCAACCCTCTAAGGCAGGACCTGAGTATGAGAATGCCAATGAAGGTATGCGTGACCCACATGGTGTGTATCCTGTTCAAGCAGGTGAGAGTGATGTAAACGAATTAGCACGTGGAGTAGCAGAGGCGGCAAACCCTACGGCGAGAGAGAACAAAAGGCGAACATCGCTGGCGACAGCGGACTTTGATGGATTTGAGATACCCACAGTAAGCGGTAACCTCAACGTAGTGCAGTCAGCAGGTAGTTCTTTTGACATGCCGGCAATACTAGCAGGTACATATGCACCTGTCTACCCTTTTAATCATGTCTTTGCAACAGAAACAGGTCACGTCCTAGAGTTTGACGATACAACTGACAAGAGAAGGGTACACCTATCCCATGCTTCAGGGTCCTATATGGAATACAGTAATGACGGTACCCTTGTCAATTCTATTATATCAGATAAATACGATATTGTCAACAGCAATCTTTTTGCCTTTACAGGTGGTAACGAAGTACAGACGATAGACGGAAGTTTAAAGGTCAAGGTCAATAAGAGTGACACGACAGGCAATCACTATGACATAGAAGTAGGTAGTGGCGCCAACATTAACATTATGGTACGAGGTGGTGACTTAAACATGAACGTCAAAGGTAATGTCAATCAATTCATAGATGGTGACATGAACGCCTCTATGGACAACTTACGACTAGACGCTTCAAACAAAATTACAATGAGTGCAGGTGGTCAGATACATATAGACGGTGGTTCTGTAAACATAGATGGTAACCCTATAGACTTAAACTAAGGCATAGGGCATGTTATACTGAGCTGCTGCTGGTAATCTATAAATGTAATAAAGATACTAAGAGATACAGGAGCCCACTACGTCAATACTGGAGCAAGTTTAATTCAGTTACATAAGTAATATTGTATATACATGGTGTGCTGAAAGCGAGAGTGGAAGGCACACTAAATAGTAGAAATGGAACATAATCATTGTGGTACGCCAGATTGTTGTGGCGAATGTGAAACTAATGAACAGGAGAATAATATGTCAATTAAAGAAATTATGGAAGAAATAGAAAAATTAAAAGCAAGAGTTGCAGAATTAGAAAAACAATCCAAATAGGATAACTCGTTATATTATGCAATACTTTCCTACTACTTGTATAGATGGATTCTTTGAAGACCCGGATTCAATTGTAGAACTCGCCAAGAATAAGGCAATATGGCAACCTAGTGACGATGGTAGTTGGCCTGGTGTTCGTTCTCAACCTCTACATGAACTTGATAATGACATTTATACATGGATAATGAATAAGTATTTGTCGGCGTTCTTTAGTGAGCAAGATAAACAATATGTGTCATGGCGTTCAACGTCAGTCTTTCAAAAAATACCGGTACGCCAAGAAGAACATTGGCAAGAAGGTTGGGTACATACAGATTATCCAGACGTTCATACGTTTATCATCTATTTGACACCTGGTGCAAGCGAACAAGCAGGTACATCTTTATATACGGAGAAGGATGCATTTGCAAGTCCTAATTTTAGTAAGATTAAAAAAGCAGTTTATCTCGGTGAGATACCACCAAGCGAAGGTAAGGTATGGCGAGAGAAGTCTAACGACCAGTTTTCTGTTGATGTTACTTTTGGTAATAAGTACAATCGTTGTATAGGTTTTGATAGTAGTCTATGGCATGGTGTAAAAAACTTTGATACTGGTACACAGGATCGTTTAACCTTGATAACGTTCTTTCAACAAATCAATTGTGGTTCTTTTCCACTTCAACGTATTCGTTCTAATATAATGTCTCGGGACTAGATATAGTAGTATAAATTTATTTACACATATGCAACAGAATATGAACATAACTCTTATATATAGCATGCTTGCATTTCAGACCACCAACCTTAACCACCTATGAAGTACCTTTCGGCCAAACACATAGAGTTTCCAGAAATACACAAGGTCTACAATCTGAGTATGCTCGGCAACAAAACAGATTACGATAATCCAAACGATAAACAAAAACACAATCTATCAAAGTTATTTGAAAGTTTAGACGAACATGGTATGACACACCCTATCATCATATCTTGGAACGCATACCAAGTATCTGTCGGACATCAACGAGTATGGTATGCTAAATCAAAAGGGTACACACACATAGATTGTTACCATGTAGAAAATCAAACACAATGGGAAAAAGTTTTTAACTTTACAGCGAATGAGGAATATTTAAAATGATTGAAGTAAGAAAAACAAAAGACTATAAGTCTATGCTCTTTAATAATAAGTTTATACAAGGTCGTGTTAATGCGTCTGGAAAAATATCTTTATTGTATATGAAAGAAATAATGAAAGTGTTTTCGCATGTAGAGAATATACAACATGTTTGTTTATTGGGTCTTGGTGCAGGTAATTTACATACAGAAATATACAATTCTTTTCCAGATGTACACATAGACACCGTTGAAATAAATCCTGAAGTCATAGAAGTTGCACACAAAGAATTTAATTTACCAAAGTCAAAACGCCTTCGTATTATACAAGGTGATGTCCATGACTATATACATGAAGTACATAACTATGATGTAGTGATTGTTGATGTGTATGACGCAGATGGTCAAGTGATGTTAGACAATCGTTGGTTAAAGAAACAAGGTAAGTGTATTGTCTATAATAGTTTGGTCAATAAGGACACTTATGTAAGTTATATAACTGAACTCAATACTTTGTACAATAGAGTACACGAACAATATAAACCTAAACTCTCAAGCGAGGAGTATAATCATATCGCATTTTGTTTTAATGACTAAAAAAATATTACACGCAAAAGAAATTACCCACCCAGACTTGTATCAAATATTAGATTTGAAAGAAGTAACTTTTAAATGGGACAAAGTACAAGGCAGTTGGACTGTTTATGCAGATAGTCAAGGTATTAATTATAAAAAATTATTTGATGACATGGCAGAAAATGGTATGAAACATCCTGTAATGGTACGAAAAATGAATGAAGTATATCGTAAATGGCAGGCAGGTGGTAGAAGAATTATATGGGCAAAGTTAAATGGTTACACCCATATAGGAGCATATGTTTTAAAAACACAAGAACAAGTTGATGAAATATATACGGCTCAATATGATGAAAGTTATAAATAATACTACGAGGAAAAAACATATGTTAGAAGTCGTACTAATGGCATACGCCATAACAATAATAGGTGGATTAATAATACAGTCCACAGGACTATCATCCATCTAAAATCAATCACATTGTACAAAGGAGAAATCTAATGAAAAAATGGATTAATAATATTGACGCATGGAAAGATTACGGTTTGCTTTTATTAGCTGTAGTGCTTTTTACAGGCGTTATGGCACCACTTACAGTAGTTAAGTGGGGTTTAATTGCTTGGGTCGCTTCCAATTTTTGGGCGAGATACAAAGCATAACAAAAAGGAAAATTAAATGATTAAGAAATTAATATACGTTGTTATAGTTATAGTAGCGTTTACTCTTGGTCACCACTATGGCGAAGACGCCGCTAGGTTAGTAGATAATGTACCTTTACCAAAAGTTACAATTGAAATGCCAGCGACAACACCTGCTGTAGTTGAATAGATTAAAATAAAAAAAAAGGACATCCTCACTTTTGTTTCAAAGGTACTTGGATGTCCTTTTTGTATTTTGTATGAACATTTAAATGTTCTATGTTGCCTGTCCCATAGTGCTAGACAGATTACTCACTCTCACTTTTATTTCAAAGATACTTGAGGTTTCACCTATACGTCTGTACAACGCCCCACAGGATAAAAACCGTTAGGTCTTATATCTATCACATATCAGCAACAACTCCTTTCGTTGGTGTTATCACTTGGTCAAAGTACGCCCAATATTCGCCTTCACTTTCACCAAATGTTACATCTTTATAACCTATAGAACCTAAGTAACCCATATCAGTATCATACTCTTTTAGTTTGATACCTAACTCACCAGCAGGGTCTGACGTAGTAAGTCCTATAGAAATGTCTGTAATAATTCCGTCTCTATTGATACCTCTCTTAGAGATTTCAACTTTATCACCTATCTTAATTATCATTATGCCGCCTCCAACATTGACATTGGTACTCTATAACTTCTACCAAGCATATCTACTACACACCTAGATTGATTAATCTTAGTAATTACACCAGGAGTTTTTTTAGTCTTTTGTACAACAAACACTTTTTGTCCTACAGATAGAGAAGATTTAGCATTCATAACTTTAACATCACTAATAAAACTAGAAAGTTCATTCAGTTCAGTTAAAGACAGTTGTTGGATGCCAGCCTTGATTAGTTGGATTTTGTTCATAATATAACCTTTCGTTTTTAATATAGATATATCCTATCACATAAATACTTTAAAGTCAAGCATTATTTTGACTTTATTTCAAGGTGCGACATCCTGACACAGGTTTGTTCACTATTTGTTCTTTTTGAAAGGAGAATATTATGGGATTTTTAACTAAATTATGGACTATGACAGATAGTCTATGGAAACCTAAACCGTTAGTATTAACGAAAGACATGGAAGTCAAACCAAAGAAGAAAAAGAAATCAACTAAAAAAAAATCAACTAAAAAAAGGAGTTAATATGAATTGCGACAACTGTGGTCATCCTTCTCATTGTGGAACACCCTTAATGAAGACCAATGAGGGTAGTGAGTATGAAGTTTGTAAACATTGTAGATGTGAGGAGTGTACTCCAAAGGAATAAATTATGCCAAGAATGAGGGAGTTTACCTTTAATAATGGAAAAGAAGATAAAATAATAGAAGCAATGTCTTATAAGAAAGCCGTGAAGTCTTATCAGTCAAGTGCAAATAGAAAAGAAGACGGCGATACAGTTAACGTTTACTGGTTAAGTAAAAAAGGTAAAGAAGAAAGTCTAGTACAAAAATTACCTTTAGGTAGAAAAGTTAGGCAGGCGGAGATACTTGAGGCAAAGAAGGCGGCACTTAAAGCGGCTAAAGAGGCAGGTAGATAATGGCTAAATTAGCAAAATCATTTGTAGCTCATGTTTCAACACCTAAGAAGACTAGTCAAGGTAAA